ACCTTTCGGTTTGTGGTCAAAAATGCGGGCGACCTTGCCGCCTCGCGCTGCTTCTACAACGGCGACGTGGTTTATCTGGATGTCACGCTGCTCGTATTCGTAGGGCGTGCCGTCAGGGGCTACGCCGGGGGCATACACGTACTCGGCGAGGTAGCCCGGGGAGAGCTCGGCCTTTCCGGAGTCGATGTCGTCGATGGCCGACTGATCCTTGATGATCAGGTCCACTTCAACGTTTTCGCCCTGCTGGAGGGCGCCGCGCACATGACCGGATGACACTTCCTTGAAGGTGGTCGAGTCGACCAGATCGTCCGGGTGATCATTGGTCACGTCCTTGTCGGCGTAGGTCGCCATGGACTCAGGCTTGAACACCTCTTCCGGCGACCGGTAGACGTTGACGATGCGCTCAGGGCCGTCCAGGTCCAGCTCACTCGACAGGTACTGGTAAACCCCTGTCCGTGCCGCAATTCCCTTCACGCAGAGGAACCCTTCAGGCGTGATTGTTCGCGACGTGGGCTTGAAGGCCTCGTCGATGGTCATTCTTTTCATGGGTTACCCGTTCTTGTCGGGGAAGTAGTTCACGCCCGGGATCATGGCGATGGCGATGCAGCGGCAGAGCACGTGGTGCTTGCCAGGGTGCAGGCCGGTCTTTCCACCCCACGGGGCGCCGTCAGCGACCTTGTAGACGCCAGGGCCATAACCAATGTCCTGACGTGCAATGCCGTGGCAACTTATCTTGGCGTTGGGGTATTTCCCGCCAGGCGCACCAGAGACGCGCTGGTCGCCGGCATCCACTGCCTTGTAGAACTCGATGCCGGCCGCTGCCTGGCGCTGTCGGGTGAGGTCACTGTTGAGTTGGGACACCTGGTCCCGCGCAATGAGCTTGGCCCGCCGAGCGCTGACACCGGTCTCTTCCTGGATCTGCTTGGCAATTGCCGAGGGGGCGAGGCCGCTCTTCATGCCGCCCAGCACGATCGTCTCCACCTTCTGGAAGTACTCCGTCGGGATGGACTTGATCAGGTTCACATTTTCAGCAGTGGAGGCTTCCAGGTAGTCCTGCATTCCCGTGGGCCTGGCGATCAAGTCGAAGTCCACACCAACAGCCTGATTGACCGACTTGCGGAAGTCCTCGGCGTTGTCGGCTTCTGCGCGGCTCACCGTGCTGGCTGCAACGCGCTGGATCTGTGATTCGAACAGGGACGAGCTGAACCGGCGTGATACCCCGCGTATCGCTGCCAGGATCTCGTCGGTCCATCCGTCCATGGTTGGCATGGTGTCGGCGATGTAGTCGCGCTTCAGCCGTTTCAGCTCAGGCTCAAGCGCCTTGACCAGCTCGGCAGCCATCAGCCTGACCACGCCTCGAAGCTGACCACGGTAGTAGCGCTCAGCCTCAGCGCTCGGCAGGACCGGCTTAGGCCCTCGGGGTTTCTTTGGCCGGAGCTCCATCAGGGTCTTGTTTGCCGCCGTCAGGCTCATCAAGGGAGAAACCCGGGAGGCCTTTGCCGTCGTCGAATTCTCCATTGTCCTGATCCTTCTCGATCTTCTCTTGAGCGGCGATCTGCTCATCGGTGATGGCATAGGTGCCTTTCGCCTGAGCACGGCGCATGGCGTGGCTTGGGCGAATCACCCGATTCTCGATGTGAAGCGAGTCGGCCTGAGCATCTGCCAGGTCTTCCTGCGCCTGCTCGATGCCGGAGGTTTGGGCCAGCGGATTCCACTCGAACTCAATGTCATCCGGGTACGTGCCCAGGGCGGAGCGGATCAGCACCTGGTCCAAGGCTTCCAAGTCAAGACGCATCTGGCCGTCTTGCTTGCCCTTGATGGTGCCGTGGTAGGTCTTCAGGTCGCCTTCACCGGTGGAGCTGAGCCCAGCAGCCGATTGGCCCCAGAGTTCGGTCACCGGCATTTCAGCAGCGCCGGCAGTCCACACCATGAATTGCTCCATGATCTGACTTAGGCCCGAGAAGGCAACGCTCTTGCGGTCGTACTCTTCGCTCTCGGCATCCAGGAGGCCCAGGTTGACAATGGACTTCATCATGCCGAACAGGCGATAACGCTCGGTGACGCTGTCGCATTGAGCACTCGCCAAGGCACCTTTCAGGCCCTTAACGCTGATCGTGTCGACATTTGCCTCAAGCACAAGGGAAGCAATACCGCTCTTGGTCGCCACCACATCGCGCAGGTCGGACATGCAGCGACGCAGGCGACTGTCACCCCAACCTTGCTCAAACATGCGCATGCGACGCGGCAGGCGAGCCCCAGTGCGGCGGATGATGTGGCTGTAGTGAATCTTCTGCTCGCCGTTCACCATCATGTAGTACTCGGGGAGCATCCAGTTTGGCTTGAGCGGGTCAGTCAGGTTGAATTCGGTGGGCTGGATGTCCCAGCGGTCGAGGACCACCAGATTCTTCAGCCCGCCTTTCTTGATCTTGTCCAGGTCAAGCGACTGGCTCAGGTCCTGCCCGGTCACCATGAGCATTGCCGCGCCGCCGTACAGGTCAGCCCAGCAGCAGGTGTCGAGGTATGCCTGCTGCACACCCAGCCGCCGCTCTTCGCTCGCGATGTCCTTGGCCTGCTTGCCACTGAATGCGCGCCACTCACGCAGCGCGTCCTCGTTCGGCTTATCCACGATACGGCGGGCGATCCAGTTGGATTGATACGCCGCTTCCAGTTCCATCTGGTTGACGAACTCAAAGCCGAAAGCGTTGTGGGTGCGCTTGTCTCGGTTGGTGCCAATGTTGGCGACCATGTTGGAAAGGCTGTCAGTGGTGACGACCCGGCCGCCCTGAATCTGGATTCGCGGTTTTGATGTGGTCATTGATTGTCAACCATTTTTATGCTGATCCCGCGCATTGCCATGGAGACGACCTTGTCGTAATCAGGCTCGATGCCCGTCAGATGACTGAATGCCACTACTGCCGAGAGGTATGGGTCCACCCACCAGGAGCGCTTGACGACAATGCGTATGCTCATCTTCGCCATGAGGTGCTCTCCAGTGTCGCGACACAATTTGCTGATGCGCGAAACGTGTCGCACGTTACGGCTTCTTGTCACAGTCCATGCAGCGGTCACAGTTCAAGTGACGACAGAGCCAGGCGCGGAAGAACGGCCAGTGGGTAGCGACGAACCAGTGGCGCAGCCCAGCCAATGCGAGGGCTCCGTGGAAAGTGACCCCAGCAGCGCTCGGGGTGGTGAAGACCGCATCCCCACGGGTGGCAATGGCAAAACCTGACACCGCGATGGCCGCGTAGATGACCTTACCGACAATGCCGTCTCTCACTTTGTGGCTCAGCACGCACCAGAAGGCCCACAGGGCGATCATGGCGATAAAGGCTGTACTCAATGTTTGAAGGCTCATGGGTTGCCTCCCCCGATCTTCGAGCGGATGAGCGCCCATAGGTCAGCGGCTTGAATGGCGCGGTTGATGGCTGTCAGTAGGGATCCGCCGAATGCACCGAGAAGGAAACCAACACCGGCCACGTTGTTCGGGTCAGTGACGTCCAGGCGGGCGCAAACGATCCCGGTCAGGTAGAGGGCGCAGGCGATACCAGTGACCAAGAAGATGACCCAGGACCAAACGTCCTTGAGATCGTCCTTACTCCACCAGCTTGCGATAATGGCTCCGACTACTCCGGCAAGGATCAAGTCGGCCTTGTCGAGCAAGCGATGCAGGAATTCCATGCGCTCGACCTCTCAGTTGCATGTGTGAAATAAAAAAGGCCTGTGTGATCGGCCAAACGCTGGGGAGCAGCGAGGAATAGATCAGCTCCAGCAGCACTCCCAGCTCGGGGCAATGGGTGTGGTGGAGCTGAAAACGAAAAGGCCCCGATCATGTCGAGGCCCTGAATAGGTGCGGATCGCAACCCTTTCAGATTGCTGTCGTGGCGTTTCCCTCCAGTCCCCACGCTGACTGTTACCCCTGCACGTTTCCGCCGGGCTCTGCATCCGCATAACTTGCGTGTCTTCCCACGCTGCCAGCCAAAGACCTTCAAAGCGTCGACGCCCTATTGCATCGATCTCGCCGTTCCAGTCTCGCGCCACCCAGAACAGCATGAGGGTCAGGGTCCGCGGGCTGCCGGTGTTTTTCCGTACGCCGCACTGTCCGGCTAATCGGCGTCCAGGTCTTCCCGAAGGCTGCCCTGGCTACAGGTGAAATCGGAGCAATAAAAAACCCGGCGCAGTGGCCGGGTTTCTTTATGGATTTGAGTAAGTTGCCGAAGGCAAAACTCTAACAATGGCGATACGGTATCACCAGCCGCACGGGAACGCAATAGGCCCTCAAGCGGCCTCGCGCATTTCGTAAATTACCGCGGCTATCGGGCTCAATGCTCGTCGGTCCAGATCCTCGCAGCACTCGAAGATCAGCTGCAGCACACCGCCCCAATCGCGCTCCCAATTGCACGACTCCAGGCGCACCTCGTAAACCTGCCACATCCAGGCCCGGAACTTCTCGGCGTTGGCGAGCGGGTCCTCGTTGGCCGACTGGCCGCCCTGGTGCATATGGCGGTAGCGGCGTAGAACTCCTTTCACCACATACTCCAGCTTTTCGCGCTTGGCTGCGGTCATCCGTGGTGACCGGTTCTGCACCAGCAGGAACACCACCTCCTCAGCCGCCTCTCGGATGTCGTCGCACTGGGTAGCGGCGTACATGTAATCCCCGAACACGCGGATTTGCGGGTGAAGCCTGGCGATTGCCGACTGAATGTGACCGGCCAGGGCGCCATGGACGGCATGGTTTGCCGTGGGCCCGCGCTCCGTGTTCTGTACCACCACACCGAGCTGCACCACGTCGGATGCCTGGCCCGGGGCCGGGTTGTAATTGCAGTCATGCCAAGCCTGGCGCGCTGAGTTGATTTTCATGCTGCGTGCCCCTTCTTCAGTTCGCGGGTCTTGGCCCGGTATTCGGCGGTCATCGCCTTCAGCTCTTCGATGGTGTATTTCTTCGGCTCATGCGGGCCTTCCAGCCACTCGACTGCCTCGGCGCCAATGCGCTTCACCAGTTGGATGCGGTAGTTCACGATGTTCCCGGAGAGCTGGGTATTGCACTGCGAGCACTGGCGATGGCAATTCAAGGGCTCGAAGCGCAACGCTGGGTTACCTCCAACGGTCCTATAGTGGCCGGCGTCATATTTGCCCTTGTGGTGACTGCCACAGCTCACGCATGGCAACTCGGCGTCACGGGCGCGCACCCACGCATTGAATGCTTTCTGCGTGTCCTTGAGGTGATCCGCCCTGCTCTTCAGCTTCTCCTTGCGTACCTTGATCTCCCGGCGCTCGACCTCATCCAACGCCTTTCTGGCTTTCTCCTGGTTCGCTTCGCTTCTCGTGGCGTCGGAGATCGCGCAGGTCAAGCTGCATACGGCCTGACCCAGGCGCTGTGGGACGAATGAGGCCCTGCACTCTGCGACTCGGCATTTCTTGGCGCGGGGTTGTTTGGCGACGAGCATCAGTAGCGCCCTCCCCACTTGTCCTGCTCCGTCCAGCGGACACCATGCTCGGCGCCGAAGGCGTGCATCAGCTCGAACAGATCGCTGAACCACTTCTGAGATTGCTTGCGGGTGGACACGCCCAGAACCACGTAACCTCCGTCGATGCCGGGCACCACGTCCTGCTTCTGGAGCGCCGAGCTGAAAACGTGCTTCCAGTCCTCATCGCTGAGCTTCTTGCCGTACCACTCGACCTGACTGGATACGTCCTTGAGCATGGCCCACATCTTCCGGTTGCAGATGTCCGGGCGCTTTTCGTCGCGGATGATCACCACCTTTGGCTTGGTGAGGTCGATGGCGTGCAGCACGCCGGTCAGTCGGTTGACGTCGCACTGGTCGCGAAGCGTGTACTCGGGAGTCATGACTGCTCTCCCTTGCCCATGGAGGCGTCAGCCAGCGCATCGGCGGCCTTCTCGCACACATGCCAGTCATCCGAGCTGTCGCGGATGTAGGTCAGCGCTGTGCGCAGCCCCTCAACCTCAGCCTTCAGCTCGGCATTCACCCGCTCGTAGGCTTGGTAGCCGGTTTTGAGGCCGGCGACTTCAGCGAGGAGTTCGTCATTTTCAGTTACGAGATCTAGGACTGCTGCTGGATCGGCGGCAGCGATGAAATCCGCCCAGGGCTGCATGACGCACGACGCGATGATCGTGTGGCCGTTCTCATGAAGGATCAGCCCGCCGTAGTGCTGACCTCGACCATCGGCCTGTTCAAATCCTTCGGTCTGGAACTTGGCGCCGTAGGCAGTCTCGGCCAGCCGCTTCAGTTCGGTGTGGTCGGTCATGGCTTCACCTTCAGGCCGGCGGCTTCGATGGCTTGCTGGATTTCATTTGCCATGCTGGCCGGCCAGTCTTCGAGGTCGATGTTGATCACGACGGTTTCGCGCATTGCCCCGATAGCGGCATCAGCCTCGGCCCACACGGAATGACCGGCGCCCATATCCTCAAGCTCCATGTCGCACCGGTCTTCCTCTTCGCGGCGGATATTCCAGATTGCTCTCGCAACTGCTTCACGCATCTTGTCGGTCATGACCGCTTCTCCTGCGCGCTATCGACGTACATCAACCGCTCCAACCGCTGGGCAGCCTGGCCGGCAAGGTTGATGGCGTCCGCCTCGTCGATCACTGGGATGCACACGAAACGAACGCCGGCCTTTACGAGACCGTTCGCTACCTCAAGGGATTGGCGTAGCTGTACTGGGGATGCTCGTTTCATCAGAAACCCTCCTTGCCGCGCTGTGATTCCCACTCGAACGGGATCACGATCACGCCGCCCTCTCTGAGGCGATCTGCGCAACGATCACCGATTGCCGTGGCCAGGGCCTTCGCGTCCAGGTTGGAAACGATAACGGTGGGCCTCAGCTCCTCGTACCGGCCATTGATGATGGAGAACAGGGTCGTCAGCTCGAAGTCGCTGGGCTTCTCCTTGCTCACCCCGATTTCGTCCAGGATCAGAAGCGATGGACTGATTAGGCTCGACAGGATCTGGCTTTCGCTTTTCTCGCTGGTGTTGTCGTAGGTGGCGCGGATGGCCTGGAGCACGGAGCCAATGGTCCGGTACACGGCTGTGGCGGTGGTGGTCGCCATGATTTCGTTGGCGATAGCCACAGCCAGGTGCGTTTTCCCGGTACCGGGCTTGCCCAGCAGAAGCAGGCACCGACCAGCCTCGGCGATGCTCACGAACTCAGCAGCGTACCGGAGGCAGGCGTTCAGCGCCTTGTGCTGCTCGGCGGTATTCGCGACATACTGGTCAAAGGTCTTGCCGGCGAAACGCTTGGGGATCAGGGCAGCACCGAGCTTTTCGGACATGCGGATGCGCAGCGCAGTCGATTCCTGGATCTGGCGGCGAGCCTCTTCCTCCTCGGCACGGATGCGACTGCACTCAGGGCAGCCAGAACGCAGGTCACGACCAAGAACCGAATAAACCTTCTGCTCGTATTCGCCGTGGGTGTCGCAGGCGGCCGGCTGGATTCGAGTACCTGGCGGGTAAGCCGGAGCAGGGATAGATACGACGTTTTCAGAAGCCATAGGAGCCATCCTCCCGGCGGATCAGGCCGGCGGTGTAGTCGCGGTCAGCGAAGCCGGTGTGGCGGGATGCCGGGAACGGGTGGACGTTGCCGATGGCCTTCTCGGGAAATATCCCCGTCCAGCCGTTGGCGATCGAGGTGGCGAGTACCTGGTCCGGTGTTGCGTGCCCTTCAAGCGACTTGGCCTGCTGCTCACAGCTCTTGGCGGTCAGTGGCTTGCGGATTTCCTTGCGGTGCTGGCACCAGTCGGCCCAGGCTTTCTCGGACACGTTGGCCGGTCTGGCAGTAAGCGGGTCGAACTTGCCAGCCTTCGCCGGTGCGCCAGCACATTGCTTTTGATCTTGCTCTTTCTTCTCTTCTCTTCTCTTCTCTTCTCTGGTCCGCAAACTGTCCGCATCAGAAGCGGACAAATTGCGGACAGGGTTTTTACGGTCGTTGCGCTTGCGTTCAGCATCGTTTGCGCGGCGCTTGGCGCTGGCCCCGTTGTGCTCATCAAAGCGAGGCATTACAAGGCTCCCATCGTCTTCGACGGCGGCCCACTCAACGTCGATCATGGCCTGGGTAAAGCCCGGCCAGCCCACCACGGCATCCATCGCATCCACGGTGTAACCCACCAACACACCATCACTCGAATGGGTGTCGAAGATGCTCCAGGCGACATGCAGTCCGCCAATAATCCGCAACCTGTCCGCTTGCAATGCGGACACCATGCGGAACACTTTCGGATGCGTTTGAAGGTCGATTCGCATTTTTATCCAGTCTCCGGCCATTACTTGCTGCCTTTGCCGACAATGCCGGCAAGCTCGAGGAAGCGATCGACGTACCAGTGGGGTTGCGTCTCGCGTGGGGATTGGGGGCTGGTGAGGTTCTTGCCGTACTGGAGACCCTTTTCAGTCACCGACCAGAAGGGAACCATTTCGCCCTTGGAGTTTTTCCGCTGGAGCTGTTTCAAGAGTCCCCGGTCAGCCAGGGCAGTGTTGAAGGCGGCCGGCGAGCATCGGATATCGTTGTCCTTCAGCAGCGCAGTGGCTGACTTGGTGGGCATTGAGGAGCCGCCGGCTGCATCAGGTGCTGCGTCGATTGCGTAGCCGGGCAGGAAGCTAGACTCCAGACCGTTGTTCTTCGCGATCTGGGCAAGCATCAGCACTTGGCTGGACGGCGCGGGCTTCAGCAGGCGCGTGAAGCATTCAAGGATTGCCAGTTCACCGACGACCTTCGTGCCGTTGGCAAGAACAGCCTGGCGGGCGCCGTCCTGCTGCTCAAGCTCACGCCAGCGGCGAATGACCTTCATCCGCATTGGTGCGCTGTAGCCGGTCAGCAGGCAATCGGTATGCTCGCGGTCCAGCAGGTACTCGGTCTGTTCGCGGTTCTGTCCATCCAAGTAGATGTGCTCAAAACTGAGTGCATCTACCTTGAGCTCTTTGAGCATTGCGAGAATGTCGCGCTTGACGTTGGCGTGGCGCTTGCCGGTGACGTTGGCGATCTCGCGAGACGACATGGTTTTGCGCGACACGTTTTCAGATCCGGCGAAACGTGTCGCGACATTGGCCTGGGTATTGCCGGTATTGATTGAACTGTGCATAATCAGCTCCAGAACGCTGTTGTATGTGCTGCACAAGAAGCCGGGATTGCGCCCCGGCTTTTTTGTGCCTGCGATTTACCGTTGTTCATCTTTGAGGCCCTTATCAGTCCTGGCCTTTGATGGCCGGTATGGAAGCCGAAAGGCCTGAACAGTCCCTTTCATCGTTTTTGGTCTTGTGCGATCAGCGATGTGTTTTTCAATAGCCTCCTTGGTCAGTTGCTCAACAGGAATCCCAAGCTGGGCGGCGGCCTCAACCAGGAATTGGAGGTCTTCGTCATCAGCGATTTGCCTCAAGGACAACTCGCAATTTGTTTCAGGCATAAAGCCTCCATAAGGGCCTTCAGGCCATGTCTTGAGTGCGGGTAAGCTCTTCCCTCATCTGCTGAATCGCAGCCTTGAGAATTTCGCGGGCAATCACGGCCTTCTGAGTGCCGTGGATCTTTGCCAGGGAGCGCAGGTATTCGTCGTACTCATCGTTGAGCCGAACCTTTGTTTCGTTGTGATTCAGGTGTTTGCGGAAGTCGTACATTTATTGCTCCTTTGAGCATGCAAGGTGGATTAGGCGGCTTGAGTTGCAGTGTTCTTGGCGGCTTCTTCACGCTCAGCCAGCAGCAGCTCAATGGCTTTGCCGGTGCTGTATCCGACCATCGTCCCGCTGGTTGCGCGGGAGATAGTGGCCTGCGTGGTACCGCACTTTTCAGCTACTTCTGTCTGCGACAGCCCGAGCTGGAAAAGGCGATTCAACATCTCTTGAACTGTCATGACGGGAATCCTATGAGGTTTTGCATGACAAATCATACGAATAAGTATGAGCCCATGCAATAGAATTCGCATAACCCGCATTCGTATAATTGGTGAGCAATGGATATCGCTGGGCGCTTGCGCGCAAAAATGGCTTCTCTTGAGATGAGCGAGAGCGAGCTTTCAAGGCGGTGTGGTGTCCCTCAGCCAACCATCAACCGCATTCTGTCCGGTGAAAGCAGCAGTCCACGCAAGAGCACTGTCGAGCCGTTGGCCAGGGCCTTGAAGGTTTCGCCTGACTGGCTTCTATTTGGCGGCGAGGATTCCAGGACACACGGATCGCCCAGCGAAGCGGACTATGCACTCATCCCTCAATATAAGGCCCACGGTTCCTGCGGCGACGGATACCTGAATGACCACGTCGAGGTGACCGAGGGCCTGGTGTTCAAGCGCGACTGGCTGGCGCGCATGAAGGCCAAGCCGGAGAACCTGCGGATCATCTATGCCGAGGGTGACAGCATGGAGCCCTATGTGTTCGAGGGTGACGTGGTGCTGTTCGACGGCTCCGATATCGAGCCAAGGGACCGCCAGGCCTACGTCATCCGCCGGCCAGATGGCGGGATCAGCATCAAGCGCATGATTCAGCAGTTGTCCGGCGCCTGGATGATTCGCAGCGACAACTCGGACAAGGCGAAGTACCCGGACGAAATGCTGTCGGAGAACGCCTTGCATGAGATCCCCATCCTGGGCCGGGTCATCTGGCGCGGCGGGGAAATGTAACTCCCACCAGTAGATCCAACCTTTATAGAGCCTGCCCTGTGCGGGCTTTTTTACGCCCACGAAAAATATTATGCAAAAACGTATTGACGGAGATTATGAGGATTCGTATAGTTCACCCATCGAGACGCCACAGCGCCTCGCCAGGGCCTCAACAGACCCGCCGCTCTTTAACAGTTCAGGATCCTCGCCATCGACTACCCCGGGTTTCATCCGGTAAGTGCGAGCAACAAATAGTCGATGCCATGCCAGCTCTGGAACTGGCCGTGCTCACCAGATGTGAGTACGCGAAACCACGCAAGCCGATCTGCGAAGAACACCGGACACGAAATGTGTGACGCAGGTTAGAGATACGAATCGGGCGATGCGCGTGGTGGAGAACGGAAATTTTCACTGATGCACCTGGGCGACCGGGTGCATTGGGAAAACAACCGGAGTCACAGCAATGAATCTGACCGACAGCAAACAGGATGAACGCATCAGACAGGCTTTGCGCAACGCCGACAGCAAGGGCCGCCTCAGCGTAGTGGCGGCAATCTCCGGGGTTGCAGGAGGCGAGGCGGAGCTGCGCCGCATCATGAACGGCACTGCCGAGCTGGCGACCATGGATCGCGCAATGCTCGCGATGCACCTCAACTGAACAGCCAGCGCCACGACAGCCTGTCGTTAACTGCCCGATCCTCTCTATGAGAGCGCATCGGAGTGTGATTTGTGGATCGGTTCGACGGTATGAAGGCCGGTATCGCCACAGATACGCAGCGTAAGGCGACGGGCGCCCGGTAGCCGAACGCGTAAGTCTTCCAGGTTCGATTCCTGGGCAGATCACACCCCGATGCGACCCAACATCCCCGACAAGGAATAACCCCCATGCAAGCAACTCAACTGACCACCTACACCCGTGGCGACCTGATGATCAGCAGTCCTGATGAATCGATGGTGCTGAAACTGGCGACCTTGTCGATGAGCGCTCAGCCTGCCACGTTCACAATCTCGGCCCCGGCCATTGGCGAATACTGGCCCGGACAAGGCGGCGTGAATGCCGGCCTGATGCGCGGCGAGAACGGCGCTCCTGACTACTGGCTGATCGTCCCCACCCACGAATCGGTCAAGGGCAAGAAGCTGTCGTTTGGCGGCTATGAGGTGGATGAGCCGGAAGCAGCCAGTCGCCGGGATGGCCTGGCGAACACGCTTCACCTGGTTGAAGGCTCCGGCCAAGAACACCCGACCGCCCAGTGGTGCGACGGCCTCACTGTCGAGGGCCACAAAGACCTCTACCTGCCGGCCATCGACGAACTGGCCCTGTGCATGGCGAACGTGCCGGAGTTGTTTGAGAAGGAATGGCACTGGAGCAGCTCGCAGCGCTCCGCCTACATCGCATTCACCATGTACTTCGATGATGGCAGTCAGCTCTACTACGGCAAGTACCTCGAGCTCCGCGTCCGCCCCGTCCGCAGATTGCCTATTCATTGATCCATTTATTGCTTTTCATCGCAGGTGAATCGCGGTGCTGCTCAGGTACGAGCGGCAAGGCCTGATACATGCCGGGCAGTGCCGGCCACCTGCTCCAAATTGGAGATAGATATGCTCCAGATATTCCTGATCGGCGCAGCGCTCAGCCATGCGCGGCCAGAACCGCCACCTGATGACGGCCTGCCAACCGGTCCATTGCGCTTCACTCGTGAGCGGTGGCGATGTACGGAGGGTCAGCGTTCGTTCTGGCGCACGCTGCCCCGATCCAAATACTCGACCTGAAGCTGCATCATTCGAAAAGGCCTTTCTGTCGAGTTGGGCCTTTTCGCTTCCCCGACCAATCCAGCATGCACATGACACCGCGCCCAACGGCAACCAGCGGAAGGATCGTGTGCAGCCGGAATTTGTTGGATAACCCAAACACTGGAGGTCGCCATGAGCGATTGGAAACCAATAGACGAGCTTCCGCCGCAGGCCGGCGACTACCTGGTGCTGCTGGGCGACGGCCAGATGGCTGTCGGTTATTTCGATGCCTGGAAGACCTGGGGCTGCAGCGGCGTCCATCAGACCTATGACGGCTGCGGAGGTGTCGCCTTTGATGCGGCGCCCGCTCAATGGATGCCTTTACCTGCTCCACCAGCTGGGAAATCGGCATGAGCGACTGGATTAAGTGCAGCGACAGGCTGCCACCAATTCGGAAGAAGGTTCTGGTTTATCGCCTGGGTAAGAAGACCAACGACGGTCCGTTCTTCGCTATGACCTGCGGTAACGAGCATCGGCCGTGGCGCTACATCGACGGCGACCGCTGCGACATCACGCCCACGCACTGGCACGAAATTCCCGCCCCGCCCACCGACTGACCCGCCACCCTGGAGGCAACCATGAACGCATTACAGGCAATGCAGGACACCCAGTGGCGCCACGATAACCGGCTGCCTCCGGATGATGCCGAGGCGCTGGACATGGCTCGGGCCGAATGGATTGAAAACGCCGTCGAGCAACTTGTGGATCGTCGCAGCGACGTGAAATTCAAGCGTCGGCTGTACGCTCCCCAGGGCATCACCTTCAAGTACTTGGCGGCCGAGGTGGAACAGTTCGCCATTGCCAGCGCCTGTAAGAGCCCGTGCGCCATTGGCGAAATGATCATCGGCGGCCTGTTCGGCGACAAGTCGCTGGCCCGTGACGGCGCCATGGACATGATGGCTGGGCCAGACCCGAAGGAACAGGTGCGCATGATCGCCCGCAGACTTCTGCGCCCGCTGGCCGATGACGCACTGATCGCCCAGGCAGAGGACGACTCATTGTGACGATCAGCGCGCACGTCCTGATCGGCCAGGAACTAGAAACCCTCGAGGATCCAGAAACGCCGGTCAGCTGGTCGGTGATGATCCAGAAAACAATCAACGAAATGATGCTCGACAATCGCATCACCATCGAAGAATTCAACCACTACTGCGGGCGCCTCAACAAGATCGTTGACCGGCGCAAGGAGTTGTCATGTCCACCCCAATCGTGAAAACGCTGAACGAAGAGCTGATCGACGATATCGAGCGCCGCATCGCCATTCTCGGATTCGGCCTGCCGTTCAATGAGGTGATTGGCCGAAAGCGCGAGGACCTGGTGAAGGATCTGCCGCAGCGCCTGGCGGTGACCATGAAGGGCGGCAGGATTGCGGCAAGGGTTCGTCCATGAAAGCCCTCTACTGGATCCTCGGCACCGCTGTTCTGCTCATGATGCTCGACCACATGACCCAGCAAGAAGCGCGCGGCGTATGCCAGCCGCCTCAGCTCTCCCAGGTGCTGCGGTGACCGGCCATCAGCGCGCCAGGCGCATCCTGATCTGGCGCGGGTCGTTCTCGGCCATCACCTTCTGGACCTTCTTGATGCTGATGAGCGCATTGGCTGATCGCATCACCTCCTAACAATTCCATGGCGCCCCTCTCCGGTGGCGCGGAGAACAGTCATGTCCGATAAAAACATGCAGATTTGGGCGCAGGTCGAGAAGACCGACACCCGGTTCACCAAAAAAGCCAAGGTCAACGGCCAGGACATCACCAGCCTGAGCGGCACCGCGATGGTGATGAAGGCGACCGAGCTGTTCGGCCCGGTCGGCATCGGCTGGGGCTGGAAGATCATCGAGGAGCGCTTCGATGAAGGCCACGAAATCTACATCGGCGAGGGCGACAAGCGTTCCTGCATTGGTCGCGAGATCGGCCACACGTTGAAGATCGCCCTCTGGTTCACCCAGGACGGCCAGCGCGGCGAGATCGAGCAATACGGCTGCACCCGTTACCAATACAAGACCAGCTACGGCATGACTACTGATGGCGAGGCGCCGAAGAAGTCCCTCACCGACGCCATCAAGAAGGCTTTGTCGATGCTCGGCTTCAGCGCGGACGTCTTCCTTGGCTTGTTCGACGATCAGACCTACGTCGATCAGCTCAAGGAAGAACAGGCCATTGAGCAGGCCGTGGACAAGGATGCGGAGATCCTGCGCCAGAAGCAGGAACGCCTCGACTGGCTCAACTCAGCCGTCGAGACGATCGGCAAGGCCGTGACCAGCCACGAACTGAAGATGCTCAACGTCAAATACATCCGCGAGGCGACCCGCCGCAACGAGCCGACGTTTATCGCCCGCATCACCCGCGCCTTTGAAGAGCGCAAATCGGCTCTTGAACCAGGCAAGGAGGATGCAGCATGACCCAGCTCTACGCACTCACCGGCAAACTGGCCGAGCTTCAGGCTATGGCCGACACGGATGATGAGGGCCTGAAAGAGGCCTTGCAGCACGCCATGGACGAGATCCAGGGCGAGTTCGGCGTGAAGGCCGACAACATCGTCATGCTGCGCCGAAACATCGAAAGCGACGTGACCGCCATCGACACCGAGATCGATCGCCTGAAAGAGCTCAAGCGCATCAAGTCGAACAGCGTCGCAGAACTAAGCGACTACCTTCGCCGAAACATGGAGGCTGCCAACCTCAAAACGATCAGGCGCCCCCTGTTCACCATCACCCTGGCCCTTGGCAAAGAGAAGGTCATCGTCGACAACGAGGACGCGGTTCCGGACGACCTCACGGCGGTGAGTACCAGCATCACCCCGGACAAGGTAGCCATCGCAGCCAAGCTCAAGGAAATCCGCGAGCACAACGAAGCGGTTCGCAAGCGCATCGAAGCCGGCGAAGACGCAGAACATGAACTGATCGAAGAGCCGGCCTGGGCGCACCTTGAGCGCGGCGACAGCTCGATCCGTATCAAGTGAGGTCTCCATGATCAGCACCGAGCTCAGCATGATCCAAATGCTCAACCCGCAGCGCCACGAACTGGCTCTGCTCCAGGAAGCATTCTTGAACAAAGGAGGGACTATTCAAGTGCTGGAGGGGCCGACATTCGAGCCGCCACCGCCAAGGCACGAGCCTCCCCCAAGCATGAAGGCAGCCAAGCCGAAGAGGGAGCCGCCAAAACAAAACTGGCTCGACAAGATGGCGCAGCGCGATCTGGAGCGCGAAGAGCGTGCCGCCAAGCGGGAACTGGAAAAGTCCGAACTGATGGAGAGGGTTCGCAAGATGGCCGAGACGGCCACCTATATCCAGGCTGAGCTTCAGACGGGCCTGGCGCGACGGACACTACAGCGACTTGCTGTTGAGGGAGGCTTCAAGTTTCGGCCTGCGATCAACAGCCGCAGGCCGCAGCGCACCTCAGAGGCCGACGACCTGAAGAATGCCGAGCGGATCAGGGCTTTCAAGGAGATTGGCCTTTCCCGATATCAGGCCATGGCGCGGATCGGTGTCACCCACAAAACATTCAGCCGCCTGCTGCTGAAGTTCGAAATCGACTACCCCGTTCGAGGGGCAATGCAGGTGGCGGAATGAGCAAGGTCCGCAAGCCCAACAACCTCAAGGCCCGGGTAGAACGGTCCTGTCGCTCTCTGGTGCGCACCAATCACGTAGCCGTGGTCAACATCGACCCCAGCGGCAGGCAGGGAATGATCAACTACAAGTCGCTGAAGAACATTGCGCCCGGGAAGATCGGCCAGGCCGTATGCGAGATTGCTCACCGCTGGACGATATTCCTCGGTGCCTTGTGCGACGACCACGCCGGAAATCGCTACCTCAAGTCAATCGAGATCTCGCCTGACGGCATGTACCTCTCCGACCACCTGGAGGAAGCCATCGAGCACTGCTACCGCGAGATCCGCGACAGTGCCAACCCGATGCACCTGGTGGCGTCTGGCTGGATTGCGATTCCCGATGTCGTGTCGCTGGACGAGGCCCAGGCCTACCGCATCTTCGACGCTGTCGGAGCATGGCACCAGGTGAAGGTAGCAGCGTGAGACGTTTCCGCACCCAACAACGCAAACGACAGACCTGGCTGGCACTGCCGGCCAGTGGAATAGAAGGAGCAGGCCATGGCCGAAACACAGCAGCCGACGGCGGAAGCGCTCAAGCAGCGCCGAAAGCGCGAGAAGGCAGCGGCGAAGGCTGCCGCCCTGGGCATCGAGAAGTTCACGGTTGAGGTTGCCGGCGTTTTCAAGAAGGACCTTCAGCTGGTCATGAAAGCCCACGGCATCAACAACCAGCAGGACGTTCACCAGCGGCTGCTGATGAACCTGATCGCGGCGGACTTCGAGACCCAGGCCGCAATGCTGCGCTGTGTCACGACACCTTACGAGCCTAGCGCAAAGGTGTCGCAGAGTTTCCGAAATAAGAGCATTGCCGCGTTAAGCGCAGATCTCGGCGAGCCAGAAGACGAGATCCTCATACCTGATCTAACTTAAACGAAGCCCGATCCGCGAACCGGTGAGCCAAGAGCCTTCCCATCCCATAGTGGATGATGTATGTCAGGGCCTGAAGCGCCTAGGTTAGTGATGTCGTGACAAATTTGATAACGATTTCCGTCAGCAGAGACGACTTCAAGGCTTACTAACTCATAGCAATTTTTTTTGAAATCGTAACCTGTTGGAAATTGGAAGTTAGTCGCATGCACTATTTCAATGATTTTGATTTCACCCGGCTCAATTAGAAAAGAATCAACAGGCATGCTCGGAATTATTGTAAATGAGCCCTGCCCTTTTAGATGCCCTCTACTATCTGGCCCTTGCAGCAATTCGACATTTTTTATATACAGTGCCTGTTTGCCAGTATTGCTCAGACTGTACTTTAAGTTTCGGGTCTGCACTGAAGTAGTGGCCCATACATTGTTCCCTTGCTCATCCTTCTCGTCAGTCAACCTTCTCCTTTCCGGGCTGAATAGCCGCTCCAGCAATATCAGCATTGCTCCGGATGGCCTATGTATGTGCGAAAAGTAGAAGCTAGCCGCAGCAACCGCAAAAGCTGCGGCAGAGAGAGAGAAGGTTACCCAATCCTTCGGTTCCATTTATCCAGTTCCTCAAAACTAATTTTGTACACAAATACCCCACTTCAACGAATCATGCCACCACCGGTCACGGAGGGCGGCGCCTGACTCGTCAGCAAGAATAGAGGTCAATCATGGTGGAGCGTCAGCAGGAGATGGAAGCTGCTTCACGACTTCCAAATTCTTAAAGAGTTCTTTCGCTCTCTCTGGAATTATGTAACTGCCAATGAGGATGTGCTCGATTACTTCAAGCGCTAAAAGAAGCTGATTTTTAGAATGTGCTTCAGACTTATGCGCTGCCCTATTACCAAGAATTCTTATTTTGTGAAGTGTTTCTACGCCTTCCTTTGTTACCAATGATTTGGCATGAAGATCGTCGATTTTCTGGTCAAGCTTTCGACCTTTTGCCCCAACATCCGAGCAAATGGACTCCAGCAATGTTCTGATAGCTATGCCACCGATGATAAATAGCTCATTCTCTACAGCCGACCGGGCTTCCTTATAAATTTGACCTATGCCCCACGGTAGAAGCCAATGATCTATTACCTTAGAACCAATTGCGCGACCGGGATAATAAGTAATCGTCTCATTGAAAAAGCGGTGGCCCGTGTCATATTCATGATCATAGTCCTCAGAATTTGTTGAGCAGACTCGGAACGACACTTCCTCACAGCCCATACACTGGATTAACTGATTCTCTTCGGTCCAGTCAACGCTGTGACCACCGCCGCAGTCTTGGGAGCCGTTTTCAGTCAAGCACGCGACCACTTTGTGCCTTGTCTCAAGATTACATTTTCTACATGGATACTTTTGTAGCTTATCGAGCTCAACAGCTAACACAAAAACCTTGGTTATCCGATCCATAGCCGTCCGCCCAACTCAGTCTTGAGCGACACAAATACCCCACTTCAACGAATCACGCCAGCCGGCGAGGATCTTCTATGTCCGCACAACAAATCGACGAAAAGAAGCTTGAGCGTGCGATCCGCAAAATCAAGCACTGCCTGGCACTGGCCCAAAGCGCCAACGAGAACGAAGCCGCCACGGCGCTGCGGCAGGCACAGGCATTGATGCGCGAATACCGTCTCACCGAGATGGATGTGAAGTTGAGCGACGTCGGCGAAGTCGAGTCGGCGCTCTTCCGCGCCAAGCGACGGCCGGCTTGGGACCAACAACTGAGCATCGCCGTAGCGGAAGCATTCAGCTGCACGACCCTGCGGCGTAGGAAGTGGAGTCCAGCAAAAGGCCAGGTCATCGAGTGCGCGATATTCGTCGGCGTTTCTCCGGCCCAGAACATCGCGCTGTATGCGTATGAGGCCCTGCACACCAAGCTCACACAGGCGCGGAAGGAGTACTGCTCAGCAGTCAGGTCTGGAGTTCGGCGCAGTGAGTATTCGGCAGAAACCGCCGGCGACCACTTTGCACTGGCGTGGGTTTGGGAGGTCCAGTCGAAGCTGAAAGCGCTTGTGCCCCAAGGCGACGATGATTCGCTCGGTCAGCCCTCCGCTGGCCAAGGCCTCGTCGCAATTCAGGTGCAGGACAAGGCCTTGATCAGCGAGTACCTGGCCGCTCAAGACATCAAAGAGTCGCGGAAAAGTAAAGGCGTTGAGTTGGATATGAACGCCCAAATCGCCGGCATGCTTGCTGGGAGCAAGGTCGAGCTGCACGCCGGCATTGCACGCGGCGGCGACGACCTCCTGGCCCTGTCCAAAACTCCCTAACTCATAAGTCTATTCACGCCAACCGGCGTGAATCAGCTGAGGTCCAGCGGCTCTGGAAGCAACCCCGCCGACTCGGTGTAAGTCGCCAGATCAATGACCTGGCGAAGGAATACGACCATCGCCAGCTTCTGGCCGTTGTCAGGTAACCCCAGCCATTTCAGCATCGCCCTCGCGTCTTCCTCTATTGCCGCGAGTGCATCTACGTCGCTTTGCAGTCTCATGTCGGCCTCCGGTCAGTGTGAGCTCTAACAAGTCATAGCCATCAACTACGAATCACGCCA